ACCCGGAGAGGATATTGATATAGCAGATCCGAAACGACCATCCGACTCGTTTGATCCTTTTTTTAGCGCTATCGTTCAACAAATCGGGATTGCGCTTGAATTGCCCTACGAGGTTTTGATGAAAAGATTCACGGCGAGTTTTTCTGCTGCGAGAGCCGCATTGCTTGAAGCATGGCAGTTTTTCAGGGTCAGCCGCAAATGGTTGGTTGATAATTTTTGTCAGGAAATCTATGAAATATGGATGTATGAAGCGGTGGCAAAGGGCAGACTTGTTGCTCCCGGATATTTTAATGATCCTATTATCAGAAAAGCTTATCAGGGGGCTGAATGGGTTGGGCCGGTTCTCGGTCAAATTGACTCATTAAAGGAGATTAAGGCGGCAAAAGAAAGGGTATCGTTGGGAATCTCGACAAGGGCGCATGAGGCAATGCAAATAACGGGGCTTGATTACGACAAAATTCAGCGACAATTAGACAAGGAAGGTCGTCAAAACATAATTCAAGAAAACAATAACGGGGATTATGATGAAGTTAATTGACATAAATACAGGAAGTTGGGCGATGAAGCCTGAATCATTACGAGAGATGAAGAAGATATATGACGCGCACATGGCGGGGCCGAAGATCGATTATGCGTCTATAAAGGCAAAGGTGGATAGTTTCAATGTAGAGGAAGAGCGGGGTTATGAAATCAATAATGGAATTGCCGTCATAAATATTTCAGGGGTGCTGACAAAAAGGGCAAGTTTTGTCGACAGGTTGCTTTTCGGAACAACTTCGATTGATTATTATCAAGAATTGTTTTTACAGGCGATGAGCGACAAGGATGTTGATGTTGTTATTTTGTATATCAGCTCGCCTGGAGGCGGGGTGAGCGGCACTCCCGAATTTGCTAAAACAATATTTGAAAGCAGAGGGCAAAAACCTATCATAACATATACGGATGATATCATGGCTTCGGGGGCTTATTGGGTAGGGTCTGCGGCGGATAAAATATATATTTCAGGAAAGACGGTTGAAGTCGGTTCGATTGGTGTTTACATGATTCATATGGATTATTCTAAAATGGATGAGGACATGGGAATAAAGACAACTGAGATTGTCGCGGGGAAATATAAAAGATTAGCGTCCTTCAACAAGGAATTATCAAAAGAAGGGAAGGAGTATTTGCAATCTCAAATAGATTTTATATATTCCGTGTTCGTTGAAGATATTGCAAAGAACAGAAATCGCACATCGGATGAAGTGAGAGAAGGGATGGCGGAAGGCAAAATATTTATAGGAGAGCAAGCGATAATGGCCGGCCTTGTGGATGGTGTTTCTACATTAAAGGAATTGCAGGTCGATATCGAGGAAAATATGCTGAAATTAGTTTTCCCAGGCTCGGGTGGAGGGATGGGGGACATGAAAGAGGTAAGTATGATTGAATCAAAAGAAATCAAAGAGAAATATCCGGAAGTTTATAGCTCGATTATGGAAGAAGGTCGTAAAATGGCTATGGATGATATTGAAAAAAAGATATTAGAAGCTAAAGCGGAAGGTGTAAAAGAAGAAATGGAACGGATCAAAGGAATATTTGATCTGGATAATTTCGGGAATGATCAAATAACTAAAGAGATGATGTTTGATGGAAAATCAACAGCAGGCGACGCTGCGATCCGCTATAATAATGCGGAAAAAGCATTGAGATCAGAGAAGGTCAATGATCTTGAAGTTGACAGCATTGAGCCCGTCAATCAAGTAGAGCCGAAAATTGACGGGGACGATAGCAGGAAATTCATGGAAATCGTCGCTGAAATTCAAAAAGAAGAAAAGATAAGCAAATCTAAGGCAATAAGGAAAGCGGTCGCTGATTATCCGAAAGAACATAAGATTTATTTAGAAGAAATGAACAAGAGAGGTGATAAGGATGGCGTATAACTTAGGAATAAGATCTTTTACGGCGAGTGGAGCTATCACTGCTCATGCAAGAGTCAAGGCGACGGCGGCATCTGCGACAACTCCGCCCGAGGTGGAGCTTGCGGGGTCGGGAGAGCAACATATCGGCATTGCTGAATTCGCAGTGGCGGACGAAGGAATAGTTTCTGTAAGAATGCGGAATGATTCAGGGACTTTTGAGGCTATAGCGGAAGAGGCTTTGGCAGTTGGGGCAGTGCTTTACGGCGCCGCTGATGGCAAAGTTAAAGACACGTCTACTGGTTCGGCGATAGGTGTGTCGTTGGAAGCGGCAACGGCTGACGGTGATATTATAGAGATTGTTGATTTTTCGGTATTATCAACGACTGCGGCTACTGTTTCAATTGCAGATGCTGGAACGCATACGGCCGAGACAACGGTTGAGGGGGCGACACAAGAGATATATCAGCACGTCCTTAGCGCTCAACAAACAATTCCAATCCCGTTAGGCGCAATAACGCGGGAAGATGGAACAGCTTTGACGAAACAGTCGACGACGGTGGCGGGTTATGCTCAATTGTCGAATGCTGAAATTGTTATTGATATACCGGTTGATTGCACCGCCGGTGAAAGTTTAGGGTTTTCGGTTGCAGTCCCTCAGAAGCTTGACGATGCGGAAGATATCACCGTTCATGTTTTAGCGGGGAAAGCCGCTAATCTTGATGTTTTGACGCTGGATTGCGAGGTTTATCCTTGCGGAGTCGGGGACACCGGCAATGCGGACATACAAGACACAGCGGCGCAAACAATTACGGAAGCCGCAAGCGAATTGATATTTACTTGCGGGGCTGACGGCGTTTTGGCGGCGCCGTGTTCATTGTCGGTTGTGCTTGCGTTAGGTGGAACGAATGACGGCGATGCGGTGTATATATACGGCGCATGGGTAGAATATCAAAGCCAAATTTTAACGAGTTAAAAGGAGAAAAATTATGCCGAGACCAACAAGCGACACGACATTGCAACGGCCGGATTTAGGGGCAATTGCGTATGAGTATATGATAGAGGCTTCGGAAAGGGGTTTTATCGGGTTGGATATATTGCCGATTTTCGGAGTTCCGGAAAAATCGGCGGATTACCCCGTGATCCCGATTGAAGCATTAATTAAAATACAAGACACTGTAAGATCGGCGAGAGGCAAATATAATAGTTCTGATTACGAATTTGAAACAAATACTTATTCGTGCAAAGAACATGGCTGGAAAGAGCCGGTTGACGATTCTGAAAAGAAACTTTATCAAAGATTTTTCGACTCGGAAGAAATAGCGACAAAGAGATGCGTTGATATTATTCTGCGGTCGCAAGAGAAAAGGATTGCGGATATGGTTTTCAATACGAGCAATCTGACAAATTCAGATGTAACTACAGAATGGAGCGTTTCAGCGACTTGCACTCCGCGAGCAGATGTATGGGCAAAAAAAACATTAATGAGGGCTGCTTCTGGATTAACACCAAACACGATGGTTGTTAGCCTGAAAGTGCTAGAAAATCTTTTGATTTCAGCGGAGATTACAGACGCTCTTAAGTACACGAATCCGATTGAGCTTGGCGGGATTGAAGCGCAAAAAAGGATTTTAGCGCAATATTTCGGGATGGACAACCTTCTTGTCGGCGGAGGGATTAGGGACTCAGCTAAGAAGGGACAAAGTTTTGTCATCGCAGATCTTTGGGAAGATGAATATTGTCTTTTAGCGAAAACATCCGTTAATGCTGATCTTCGCGATCCGTGTTTGGGCAGAACATTTTTATGGGAAGAGGACAGTCCCGAAAATGTTGTTGTTGAACAATATAGAGACGAGGAGCTTCGAAGTGAAATGTATCGGGTAAGACATAGCGTTGATGAATGCTTTGTCTTTAAAGGCGCGGGTTATTTGATGACAAATATTACAGCATAGGTTGATGAATGACTCTGCTTGAAACAATAGATAACGATAATAGCACATTTCTTGCTGATTTTGGGGTTACTGTAACTTATAAGCCGGATGTTGGGGAGAGTTCTGACATTACGGCGATATTTGAAAAAGCGGGAGAGGTTGTATATTCTCAAACGGGCGAGACATTATCATATCCGCCTTTCGTTATTGTGCGCGAAGAAGATATCCCCGATGCTGATTATTCGGATGATGTTTGGGTGGACGACGGAACGATAGGCGGAACAACTTACCATGTCCGCGGAATTGAAAAAGATGACACGGGCATGGTAAAATTGATATTGAGCGAGGATTAATGGCTAAAACGATAAGACAGTTGATTGTGGAAGAAGTTAAGACGAGGATGCAAACTATTGTCAAGTCAAATGGTTATGTTACCGATGCGGGCGAGAAGGTTTACGTTTGGAGAGAATATCCGACGAAAGACAAAGACTCTCCTTGCGTCGTTGTGCGAGACACGGCGGAGTCTATTGAGGCGGTGGACGATTTTGAGCATAATCACACCTTGACTATTGAGATCGGGATTAAAGGGCAAACAGACATTGAAATACGTGAAATAATAGGAGACGTATATACGGCCTGTGGGACTGATCTCTCTTGGGGTGGCTATGCTTATTCAACAGAGCCGGAATCAGCAGATATCGAGATTGAATTATCAGGGCAAACTATAGCGGATACATCATTTAGGATAAGTATAATGTATATGACTGAGAGATGGAATCCCTATAACAGAATAATGTAGGAGGTGCGATATGGCACTTAGTAGTCCGAGAGGGCAATTTGGAGCGCATAGCGTTTGTTTTTATAATAGAACAACCGGTCAACCGACCGCATATGTTAGAGTTGTCGGCGAATGCAACGTGGAATTTGCGGCGGAGACAGAAAATCTTGAAGGCGGTTCTCAAATGTATCCCTGGGACTCAGAGGTGTCGGGGATCAGTTCAAGCATAGCGTTGACCGGCAGAGAATACGATCCTGACACAATGGAATTGTTGTTAGGCGGAACATTGACAGAAAATGCGGCGGAGGCGACTGGGGCGATAGATGGGTATGTCAACGTAAAGGGGACAAGCGTTAAAGATGCGGCGAATGGCATAGACGATGTTGAAGTCACAAGCGGAGATAGCGCAGATTTGAAGGAGGGCAAGTATGTCATTGTTGCGACTGGGGCGGATACGGCGACATTGTATTGTTTGAGCGATGTCGACTTTCAATCAGGAGAGGACATTACGTTTGAAGATGATACATTGAGCGTTGCCGATCTTGACGTGTCTGCTGGAGATGATGTTCAGGCTGATACAGGTTTGACGTTCAGCCAAATCGGAACGCCTGCTTTCGTGACGGGCGATTCTGCTGAATTTTATGTTAGAAAACCTAACTCCTCGTCGATTGAGCTTGTTTTCGGTCAATCGGGGGCTGAATTTTCGGAGTTCGGTTGTTTGATAGCGGGGCAAAAGGCAAGCGACGGGTCTATCACATATCTTGAATTATACAGATGCAAGGGGGCGGGAATGCCGATCGGGTTTTCACCGAAAACCTGGTCTGAATGGAGCATCACTATTCAAGCGTTATATGATAGCGACAAAAACGCGATAGGATGCTTCAGGCGCACTATTGCGGCGTAAATAACGGCGAAGCTTCGGCTTCGCCTTTTTATTTTGGAGGGACATGGAAACTATAAAAATCAACGGCAAAACAAGACCTTTGAAGGCAACGTTTTCGGGACTTCGTTCTCTAATAAATAAATATAAAGACAGAGGCAAACTGACAGAATGGGATGAGAACAAAATTCTCAAATTCACGTTAGACGTCACATGGGAATTTCTAAAGCCTAACATGTTCGGAATAAAGCCTTACGGATTTAGATTCATATTCGGAAAGATGGCTGATTTTAACGACATAAGGAATTCTTTAAGCACATTGATGAAGCTTCTTGCCGGAGACGACGACGACGAGGGTGAGGATGAGGATAAGGAACAAAAAAACGAGATGAAGGGTTAAGTTATTCAGAATGGTTTAACCTCTTTTGTCAATATATTGATAATGTGTATTATGTTGCAATGAGATACTTTAATTTTAATATGATGGAATTGAAACGAATAGACGTATCTGACATAATAGGATTGTATCGGGCATACAACAAGGATAGGCGCGAGAGGGATATATTTTTAATGGGATTGCACGGAATACAATATGAAGAAAAATCAGATATAATCGAGGAAACAGCAAGGCATACGGATAATGAAGAATATAGAAATATGTTTAATAAAATATTAAAAGAGAAAAATGGCGGGCAAAAAAAGTAAAATAGCGGTTGAGCTTGAATTGATGAACGGCAAATATCTTGCCAAAATTAATCAGTCAAGCAAGTCGACGGAAAATTTCGCTAAAAAAGCGGGGAAGTCTTTCAGTATGATGAAGGGCAGCATGATTGCGGGGACATTGGCGGTTGGCGGGATGGTTATGGCAACAAAGAAGTTTTTGGTTTTGGCGGATAGGCAAATATCTGCTGAAAAAAGACTTGCAACTGTTTTGGAAACGACAGGCGGAGCGGCGGGATTGACGGCAAAAGAGATAACATCAATGGCATCATCGCTGCAAAGCGTGACGACATTCGGAGATGAGGCAATAATCGAAGGGCAGAATCTTTTGTTGACATTTACTAAGATTGGAAAGGATGTGTTTCCGGAAGCGACTGAAGCGATGTTGAACATGTCGGCGGCGCTTGGTCAAGGGATGAAAGAAAGCGCCATTCAGCTAGGGAAGGCTTTGAACGATCCGATTTTGGGGATATCTGCATTAAGGCGTGTTGGCATTCAGCTTACGAAACAGCAAGAAGAACAAATTAGAAAGTTTACAGAAATGGGGGAGATCTCAAAGGCTCAAAATATTATTCTTGGCGAGCTCGAAACACAATTCGGAAATACTGCAAGAGCGATGGCCGAAACCCCGGTCGGGAAATGGCAACAAGTAAGCAATCTGTTGGGGGATATCGGAGAGGATATCGGAAAGGAGATTGTCCCAGGATTTAGCAATATGGCCGAGGCGATGAAAGGGATTTTGGCTGAAGACGGAGCTTTCAGGACGATGTTGGACGGAATGGGGGCAGGACTTAATTTGGTGGCAAACGCGACGGCAAAAGCAATTCGTTATTATGATATATTTTTAAATAAAGCGCGTGAATGGGCGGCGACATCGGTGCATAAGGACGCTATAAAAGATTTAGAGAAACTAGAAAAATCATACAAAAAAACATATGGTGTTTTATGGGAACATATCGTAAAAACAGGCGATGCGCACAAAGAAGAGTTGAAAATATTAGAAACGGCAAGGGAGAGG